TGTTGGTACAATGCTTCTCAGTCTTGGAAACCATCTGGTCTTAGTGTATCTAAGGCTACTCACTATGCGTTTGTTCTTGAGAACATGGTTGTGATTACTACCACCGAAGATTTGAAGGCTGTTGTAGAAAAGAGTGGCAGACCTATTGAATGCAAGATTGAACCAAACCCATCTAAAGGATTCCTAATTAAACTGTCACACATCGTGGAGCATCAACTTGCGTAAATGTGGCTTCTGCATTACAGGACATCATTGGAACTGTAAAAAGACTATTACTTATTATGATAAAATTTGGGTGTGCGATTGTCCCCACCCTGACCAAACTCTTCCTGACACTGAAGACAATAGTGGGTTGGACCAAAAGGTTTGTGATATCCACCCAGAACAATCTCATCTCGATTAGATTTCTTAATCATTTCATCTGTGGGTAATCCGTAAACCACATCAATCATAGGATTATTCCTAAACACCAAGGTTGTTGTGATTAGTGGAAGAAGTAGAAGCATGAGGGCAGAAACAGAAAAGGCATTGAGAGATGCAGGACTAAAGTTTAATAGTCTTCTTTTAAATCCTTACAACTATAGATTTACTAACAAGTGGAAGGCTGAGTGTGCCGAGAAGTTGACTGATGCTACCCTCGCTATTGATGACAATGCAGGAGCAAGAACAACCTACACTAAAGCAGGAATCAAATCTATTCATCCTGACGAAATTCCAGACAGACTTTACTCGTAAATATTTTTTGTGTTGACCAGCCACTTTATTCTGCCTGGGGTTGTTGCCTTTAAATATAGTTGATATAATTCAGCATTAAAGCGATGACTTGGACCAAAGCCCTCATCCATAATCTGGTGGACATGACCAAGACAGTAAATATATCCTTCATGTGGAACTAACGGAACTCCCTTGATTATCCTGTGAGAGATATCAAAAGCGGCATCCTCTGGTCCCCATTGCTGAAACTTTTCATCCATTCCATAGATGTCCCACCATGCTTGTGGTGTGCAAACCCATATACCACCTGTTGCTGGACTAAACAATGTATGTTTAAGTAATCTAATATCCTTGCCAGCATAGTAGAGTTCACTCATTTCAATATCTATATACTTACACTTATTATATGGACTGTGAACAAGTCCGTCAGTTTTACATTGCTCAATCGCTTCTAACAAAGGTTCAATTTCGGGTAGTGTATCTGCGTCATTAAGAATTATAACGTCACAGTGAGCCTCCTGTGCCTTTTTTACCCCTATATTACGACTGGCACTTGGCAACCATACATCTTCAGAAGCATTGGCAAATATGACCTCAATGTCTGGTAAATTAGTTTTATACCAATCAAGGACTGCCTGTAATGGTTTTATCCTGCTTGGCTGTTCTCTCCAGGGGATTATGAGACCTATCTTAGACAATGCCCTTCAATGCCCTTTCGATACCTTCTTCCAAAGTAATCTTTGGTGTATAGAATGATAGCATCTTTGTAGGGTCTGCGATACGGTTTAATACTCCTACAGGTGCTGCTGATAGATGTTTGAACTCTGGACTATACCCCTCAATTTCAGTAACTATCTTGGCTAACTCATTGAAGGTTGTCCTACGACCCCAGCCTAGATTGACTGGTCCCTGGATGTCCTGCCTGATGGCTTCATCAACTGCGTTGACCACATCAGACATGTGGATAAAGTCTCTAGTCTGCTCTCCGTCTCCCCAAATCTCAAATGGGTCCATGCGGTCTACAGCCCTCTTAATGTAACTAGGGAAAGGATAGTCTAGCGACTGGTCTGTGCCATAGCCAGAGAACGGTCTAAAGATATGAACAGGGATACCAGCCTCTTGAACGAACTTGGCAAGGTATTCTCCTGTTAGTTTGCTCCAACCATATGTAAGGTCAGGGTTACTAATGTTATCTAAATCAATCATTGATTCACTGAGACGAACCCAGTCATCATTACCCTGGAATTTTGTAGGGTAGGCAGCACTAGAACTAAAGTATACAATTCTTCCTGGTCTTGTTATTAATGCCCAGTTAAAGAAGTCTGAGTCTATCGCTAGGTCTGTGGCTACCGATAGAGGATTGCCCTCAATGGTTGCTCTACCGCCAACGATAGCAGCAAGATGAATAACTAAATCATAAGACTCTCTGTTGTCCTTAAAGAAGTTACGAACGTCATTGCCATCTGCAATGTCTACTCCTGTGATGTCGTGGTCTTTATACTTCTCAACGAAATATTTACCAACAAATCCTTTGTGTCCTGTAATTAAAATTTTCATTTACAAATCCAATACTGATGTGTGTACCATTGTTTTTCTGATAGGAAGGCAATAGGCTCAAAGCCAGCATCTTTCAACAAACCCTCTACCCCATCTTTGTTCCAAGACCAATAGTGTTCTAGGTTCTCATCGTCCCAGTTTTCTTGTGGAGTTGAGACTAAAAGATACTTTGTTTTATTTCTAATCTGTTTTAGAACTGCTCCTGGATTATCCACATGCTCTAGAGTCTCGGACAAGACAAACAAATCAACTACTGGTATCTGCTCAATAGTTTCTTCAATCTTTCCAACGTACTCAAATCCTGGATAATAGTCTCCTAGAATTTTATTTGGAAAAGGCAGTGCATTAATGATAGCCCCATCGCCAGCAGACAAGTCAGCAACAGTTAGCATTGTGCTATTCATTGGAACATTGTCTCTAGCAAAAGAGATGGTTGTTTTTATACGAGCAATGTGGTCATCCCATTGTGTGTGGTCATACTGATGGTCATAGACTTTCGCCAATTCTTCATCTGACCACTTAGGTCTCAACCTTTTAATCATTTAGTTTTAGTTTCTCAATATCATCTGACATCTGTGTAGTCATGTAATTTAGATAAGCAAGTCTGTCATGGTTAAATACCTCTGAGGAATTTACCTCTGCATAGCCAGCATCTTTTACTGCCTTCCCTGCAGCAAAGTGTAGGTGTTCGATGATTATATCATCTCTATAGAAAAGACTGTGCAACTCAATGCCCATGTCTTTCCAAAAATTATCTAGATAAAGATGCTTCATTGCTGGTGGTGCCATGAAGCCAAGTATCTTTACGATACTAGACTTAAGCAATACTGCTGTTGGCAGGTTTCTACCTTGTAGCAAATCATTACCATAAGCAATACCATGCTTAATATCTTTAATAGAATTAACTAACTCAACATCCCACCCAGGAGTTCTAGGTCTATGGTCATCGCCCATAAAAGCAATATACTCATACTGGTCTGCATACTTATTAGCAATAAGATTAAGAGTACCATTCATCATTGCTCTAGGATTGACTTCATACAATACCCCATCAATTCTAGGGTACTCAACATCGTCATCGTCAAGACCAAACACAAGGTCTGTGATTGTAGAAGTCTTTTTAAACTCATCATAGAATTCAATAGACTTACTTGGTCTGCCCCTAGTAGGAACGATTAGTAATACTTTATTCATAATCTAATTATACTGCATCTTCGTCTTCAATGATTGCTAGTATACTTACACTGTATAGAGATAGGTAGTCTTCGCCATCATGTTTGAACTTTACAGTTCCACCAGGATTGAACATAATCTTATCCCCAACCTTAACTTCCATAGGGATACGGACACCACTCTTTAGTTGCCTACCCTCACCAACTGCATGAACAATGCCAACGTTCTTAGGTTCGTCCTGCTCGTTGTGGATAATAAGTAGACCACTAGCGTTCTTCTGTGGCTCTGTGCTTTTCTTATCTACCTTGATAATAATAATGTCTTCAGGTGCTTTAATCACGGTCCCACTTCCCATCTAGTACCAGCATTGCAATAATAGCGTAGTTTGCCATATCGATAAAAGAATCCCTAAGACTTTCATTTTCGGGGGTAGCACCAGAATCATAAAGATGGTTAATGCGAGCCAACTTGTCGTGCATTCTAACTCTAAGTCCATTTATCGCTCCCCCTGGACTACCAGAAATATTCTTTGGTCCATAATCTTTGTGCTTCTTGAGAAGCAGTTTCTCTGCTTCATCATAAACAATACCTACTGACTTTACAAAGTCTGGATTTAAACTCATCTTAGTACTCCTCGTGTTCTACTCCGTGCTTGCTGTCCACATACTTGTGAATCTTGCGAAGCGTTCTAGCCTTTGCAAATGCGTACACTGCCAAAGCAAATACAGCATTCCAAAAGAATTCAGCAACCATGTGCTCAACTCCAAAAGTGATTTCTACTATTGTATCTAAAAGGGTTTCGCCCTCGTGTCC